TTAATGATACATTTACAACTCTTATTGCAGAACAAAAAGAATGGGAAGAATTATGTATTATGACTGATAAAACTGAACGCAATGCGAGTCAAACACGAAATTTACACCCTTGAAGATTTAAAATGTTACAAATATGTGATATTCACCAATATTTGAAACCAATAAATACTTATAAAGAATTATTTAATTTAGTAAAATCACTATATTTATACTTATTCAATGATTATGATACTCAAGATGAAAATAATCTTAATGAATATTATAGCAAAAAAATTACATTAAAATTATTACATTGTGATAGCATCAATAAATATAATCATTACAAAACATTATATTATCCATATACTTATTTAACGGCAATACATAAAGTATGTAAAGATATTCGAACACAAATACATAATTTGTTATTTCCATTTAATTATTGTGAAGATACTACATATAATGCGAATGAAGCATTATTAGGATATTTTATTCATCGTCGTTATAAATCAAACGAATATTTACAGCTATCATACCCCACAAATTGAAGAATATGAAATATTGACAAAAGCAATTGATAAATTTTTTTAATTTTATTTATTATTTATTACTAATTATTTATTACTAATTATTTATTACTTCGTTGCGCAAAACTTGATAACAATTACCTGCAACAAAATCAGTAACAATTAAATTCATTGATTCATTATTATTCATTCTTTTAAAAATATCATTAACATCATTGACTGCAACAAACGTTGGTTCATAATCTTCTAACCAATAAAGAATCAAATGATAAATATCCGGGATAGCTAAATGATTATTCCAAGCATTAATTATATTATTAAAGCGATTTAAACGTTCATTATGTGCCATAATAATATTTAAAATTATAAAAATAAATAATAAAAAATCACAATTATTCAATTATATTACCAGAACTAAATATATATTTTACAACATCGTCATCTGATTTTAAAATACCTGTAAAACCTTTATCAATTTTTTTAAGTAATGGTTTATATACATTACTATTTTTTACTAATATTATAGTTTTAGAATTATTTGAACCGTAAATATCAATATCAAAATAATCATTACAATCTTTTTCAACAATAGCAATGTTTAATTTATTCATTACTATTTTTTTATTATTATCTTCATCAATATGATCTATTTTTAATTTATTACATAATCCATTAATATATTCTGCATTAATTTCTTCATCCTGCACTGCTTTAATACCTAATGTTTTAACCATTTCACTTGTTCCAACTGTTTTTGGAATTATTGAATGAGATATTAATAATTTATGAATTGAATTTAAAAATGTATATTCATTATCATAATTATCATTCATATGCGGACTACTAAAATAATTTTGATCTGAAAAATTATATTCTTTTATTTTACCTCCTTTATGTTTATCTTTATTATTAATTAATTTTTTTCTAAAAACCATATAACGCGTTAAATTAGTATAAATATGTAATTGCTTATTAATGTCATTCTCTTCATAATATTTTGCTGATTTTTGTAAGAATTGTCGAGTTTCTGGGACTGATTCAAAATTAGATGCATTCACAATGAAATTTTTATGTATTTTCATTTGATTAGAAAACATATCACTATCAACCAATTCAAGATCACAATCTTTTTCAAATTCATCTTTAACAAAATTTAGATCGACTAAATATTCTGGAACATAATTGCCTTCGTCAAACATCCATGATGCATACAAATCAATACAATAACCGGTTTTTATTATTTCACCATCTTTCGGATCTTCATATTTTTTAACAATATCAAAAAACTTTTTTTTATTACCGTCTTTATCATCATACCAAGTTGTGATAGATTTATTTTTGCCCATTAATTTTATAACTTCTTGAGCATCAAATGTTGTCGCAATATAATACCCACCCGGTTTTAAATATTTTTTAATATTTTGTTTAAAATTATTCCATGATAAATTATCTTTTAAAAAATAATGCATTACAAATTGACAATTAATCCTGTCATAAGTATCAAATTTATCAGTATTTGACGGAAAAAATAATTCTAATAATTTTTTATTTGTGTCATCCATTCCACTTAAAATTTTAACTTGAGAATCATAATCAAGTGATGTTCTTAAATCTGCTTGTATAAAATACATTTTAGGTACGTTAGGTTTTGTTTTTTTCATATGTTGATATCTACTTAATGCACCATCAATTGGACTCTTAATACCTTCCGCATCAACATCAACACCGACGTAATACGCAACTTTTGTATAATAAAATTTATCATTATCACCACCTCTACCACAACCAAAATCAATAACTGATAATTGAACATCATTTTGATATAATTTATTCATGTAAGTATATATTAAAATACTCTTCATAAAATTGTGAAAATGTCTCATTGTTTTTGCTAGATAACTAATTTTTTGATAATATTTATTTTCTCTATTTGCTGCAACAATAATACCATGAGAAACTTTTGCGTTCATTTCTTTAATTTTATTATCATAAAAAGATGTGCTATTTGTATTGCCTTTTGATAATTCAATAAAATCTGACATTAATACTGGATTAATCATTGAACGCCAAATTTTATCAGCCACTAAATTATTATTTCCATACTGTCTGCCGTATTTTTCAACTGCTTCTGTTTTATCATAACGCGTTTTAATTGGTATCCATCTTTCTTCTGCTGGTATTGAATTATCATTATTATAACAAAATTCCACAACTGTTTTATCATATATTATTTTATCATCAATATCTCTAATATTACCATCTTTTAGATATAAATAAGCATATGGGATATTATAATTTTGTAAAAATGGTACTGGCTGCTCAGAATCTTTTGACGGCCTGCCAACAAATAAATTACATATTCTATATGGTTTATTTCTTACTCGCGCTCCTGTGCCTGACCCGTTGCCATCTTCATTATCATTATCATCACCACATAATGAATTATCATAAACATCAATAATTTCATCTGTTTTTTTATCTCTTCTAAATTCTATGTAAAATTCAATACAATTTTTATTTGGGGGTTTCCATTTATAATCTTGATATTTTGTATCATTGCCAATCGCATAAGATTGCTCTAATGGTTGAAAAATTAATCCATCTAAAGTATAAGAAAATTTAGCATTAGTATCTTCGGTATATCTATTCCAATATTCGACCGCATAACGAAAAATTTCCCATCTTTTAATACCATATACTGGGATGAATAATTTATTTCTAATTAATGGATATTCAGTCATTATTTCCATATCTTTATTTAAAGCATCGTGATATTTAATAATTTCATTACCCCAAAATTTACTTATTTCTTCTAAATCAAATTTTCCTGTGTTAGTATCTAATTTTGGGGATTCTTTAAATATAAATCCTTTTTGATTTCCAAAATGAAAACAATCTTTTATAATTTTGTCAGATTGTTTTAATCTGTTTAAAAGACTTATTTCTGTTCTTATATCTTCATCACCAATACGCATACAATCAAAAATTAAATATACATGTCTTTTCAATTTGCTATTATATATTAATTCACCATCCATAAGACTTCCATTATATTTACTTAATTTTTTATCTAAAACAATTCCTGTGTCTCTTACAACGAGTGTATTTGGTATTAGATATACACAATTATTATAAATTATCATAAAATATCTATCTCCATCTGCTTTATCTGTAACGGCATATTTATTACTTAAATTTTCTGTTACATGTTGAATTTCAAGAGACACTGGCTGCCGTGCTACTAATTTAAAAATATTTTGAGTAATATTTGTCATTGATTTATAATAATCAATCACTTTTTGGGATTGCGTTGTTCCAATTATAATTGGCGAATTTTGTAAAAATTTAATTATATTTTCTGTTTCTTCATATATTTTCATAAGTCTCTTTTTATCATTTTTACTTGTGCTGCCGTATTCTATTTCTAACTCATAATTAGATGGTATATGTTTTACTCTTTTATAATTTCCTGTTGTTTTCGTATCAGTTAAATCTAATCGAATAAAATAGTCTTTTTCTTTAATAATATACATACTAGTTCTTTCTTTCAGTCGAAAATATATATTTTCATTTAATTTATTTCTTGTGTCTAAATCTAAATTTTTTTCTTTTAATAATTTTTTTATATTAGCATCAATATTTGATTCAAAATTTTTTTTATTTATTTTTATTTCATCAGAAAGTCTAATTTTAAAATTTAATTCATTGACTTCAATTGTGTCTTCTTTCTTTTTCAAAGTAAATAATTTTTTTTCTTTTTCATTATTTTGAATTTTATTTAATATATATCTAAATATCACATAATTTACATTTTGTATATCATCAAAAATATTAAATTCTTTATTTATTTCTTCGTCACCATTTATTTGAACAATATATTTATTATCACTTGACGAATTATAACCAATATCCATTGTTTTTTCTGTGATGATAGAATATTTATGTCTTTTTGATATACTTTTAATATATCGCAACATTGAAACATATTTTTCTTTGTTCATTTTATTTCCTTTTTTACTAAAAAAAATAAATTCAAATTCTTTCTCCTCTTTTGTTTTATCAAAAAGCTCATTTATTTTCAATTGTGATTGTTTATCTATATGCGATAATACTTGTTCTGCCATTATATGTATAATAATAATATGTATATTATTATTTAGTTATAAATTCAATTTTTTGGTATGTTATACATATATACATATAAAAAATTGAAATATAAACATTAAATAAAATTATATATAGAAATAAATAAATTATGCAAACAACTCAAACTAAGCAAACTAAGCAAATAAATCAAATAATTGATTTACAACAAGTATATATATCTTTTTTTAAATTTAGAACAAATACTGCATCAAATATTAGATTTGAAATATTAAAATATGCTATTCATAATTTAAATAAATCAGAATCTTTTTTAAAATTATGTCAATTTGTAAGCCCGGATATAGCATTAGAAATTATTGACGGGGTTGTTGAAAGAACATTATTATTAATTAATGAAAATCCACAACCAGAATTTATTACATTTATGGAAAATATTTATAATGATAAAATTAAAAATATTTGTTGTAATTTAGATATTGATAATAAACTTGTTGATAATCAAACTTTGCATAATAATGTTATTTCACGTAATATAGAACCTCATCTAGTTGCTTTTATGTCTCCACAACAAATGCACCCCAAACGATGGTTATTTGAAACTGAAAAAAAGAAAATATTAGAAGATACAAGTAACTCTAAAAAAGTAACTGATATTTATACATGTCGCAAATGTAAAAATAAAAAATGTACTACTGTTCAAATGCAAACTCGTGGCTCTGATGAGCCGATGACTATTTTTGTTACATGTTTAGTTTGTTATAATACTTTTACAACATCTTAAATAAAAATAATTTTTAATTTATAATTTATGAAAATAATTATTTTTATGAAAATAATTATTTTTATGAAAATAATTATTTTTATGAAAATAATTATTTTTATGAGAATAATTTTTTTTATTCTTATAAAATCATAGCGTAGTCTAATTAGTTATATCATTAACTGTATTATTAGAAATAATAACCCATTAGACAACGCTATGCACAAATTAGAATTTACAATTTAGAATTTACAATTTACAATTTACAATTTAGAATTTAGAATTTACAATTTAGAATTTAGAATTTAGAATTTATAATTTACAATTTAGAATTTAGAATTTAGAATTTATAATTTACAATTTAGAATTTATAATTTACAATTTAGAATTTAGAATTTATTATTATTTTAATAATTATGAAATTTTATTATTGTGATTATTATTATAATTTATTTTTGTGATTTTCTTATTATGCTCTTATAAATTTTCATTAGATGTGGTTTATTATTATTTTGCTTCTTATAAAATTTTATTATTTATAAAAAACAATTGACAAACCAAAAAACACAAATAGCAAATGGTTAAAACCATTTGCTATTAAAAAAAATTGGTTTGTCAATTGTTTATAAAAATAATTAGTCATAATAATGCTAATTAAATAAATAACAATTGACAAACCATAAAAATAATAAAAATAGTTT